CGATGGTTATGACCGTTTCAGAAATCCTTATAGCCCTGTGTAAAGACATTTACCAAGGACTTGCTCGTTTTGGCTGCGGTCTTGCAGGAATTCCCTATGAGAGCGAATGAGTTTATATTTGAAAATCAAGATAATGAGCTTATAAAAGCTATAAGAGATTTTCTACCTATTGCTATAGAATATCTTCAACTAGAGCAATTGCCCGAAATAAATTTTGGTGAAAACTTCGCCGACGGAAAGAACCCTGGCCGCAGAGGCCTAGCTAAACGCAGCGGCGTTAATACTAAAGCTAGTGTCAGCGATCTAAGAAGGATTGCAAAAAATAGCTCCGGCGAAAAGGCTAGAATGGCTCACTGGTTGGCAAATATGAAGTCAGGTAAAAAGAAGCAAGCCCACGATAAATAACTGTATGAAAATTAGCGAACTTTTAGAAACAGCTACAGCAGGTGCTACTTCAGCAGGAAATATAGCCGCAGTCGATGCTCCGCACCTCAGCCCAGGAAAAGATCGAGGTAAATCTAGTTACATCGGATCTCCTGGTAAAAGTGGTACAAAAGCACCAGCACAACCTAGACCTAAAAAACAAAAGCCCACTGATAATGCCTTAGACATGAAAACCAGCATTTTCGGTGAAGGTAATTTTATCAAAAGATAAATACAATAAGCTTCATTAAAGCAAGGAATATTAAAATGGATTTCAAATCAATTGTCGCTAAAATCAACGAATTAAACGACCCCGTAAGCAATGTCAAAGCACCAAGTTTACCAGCAGCACCGGTACTCAACGAAGATGCACAGATCAGAGTTCTTGCAGGGCTAACCACAATCAAACAAGAAGTGTTAACTGAAGCTAAGAAAACGGAAGCAAAGAAAGAAGAACCTAAGAAAACGGAAGCAAAGAAAGAAAAAGAAGTTTCTGAAGCTACCGGATTCCGTGCTTCTGGAAAGAAAAAAGGGGAAGTTGAAAAGTCAACTCGTAAACAATATTTTGTTAAACTAGAAAAAGACGGTGCTTCAAAGGGCATGACTATAGTTGCCGACGACGGGGAAAGTCAGCAAGAAGTTAGAGATCGCGCAGCACGTGATGCACGTAGCGGAGGATGGACCGTGGCCAGCATCAGAGTCAAAGGTGATGTAGACGAATCTTTCTACAACAAGTTTGACAAAATGGTAGAAGCAAAGAAGAAAGAAAAAACCGAAAAGAAAGTTGCAGAAGCCAAAGATAAATGCACCTGCGAAACCAAAGGTAAAACAAAGTGTGCAGTACACGGTAAGATGAATGAAGCTGCCAAACCAGATTTCTTAGATATGGACAAAGACGGCAACAAGAAAGAAACAATGAAGAAAGCCGTTGCTGACAAAAAAACAGGAAAGCCAAAGAAAGGCGTAAATCCTTTTGCTAAGAAAAATGAAAGCGCAATGATGCCAAAAGGCAAAAAGCGTCCAGTCAAAGAGTCAATTGAACAAAAATTAACTTTCAAAGACATGATCAAATTAGTAAAAGAAAGTGGTGGGCAACAACAAATTGATCCAGTAGATCAAGAATTGTTTGCGTGGGCTCAAAGAGTAGCTGCTGCCAAGTTCAACGAATCTGCCAAACAAGAAGTATATGCAGGATTAGTATACGAGCGCATGGGCGGCGTGTTTGAAATGTACGATGTACTAGCAGAAACTAAGTAATTATTCCAAAGCACACTTTAAAGCCAGTCGTAGGTTGACTGGCTTTTTTGTTGACTGTATAATAGTTGAATAGGAGATAGTTTATGGCTAAAATGTACGGGCCTGAAGAAAAGGCCAAACTTGAAAGATTGATCGCCGAAGGATCTAACGTATTACGAGAAGTCGAGGATCTGCAGGAGGGACTTAGAGAAACAGTTAAGGCAGTAGCGGAAGAGCTACAGATTAAACCTTCAATTATAAACAAAGCAATTAAGATCGCACACAAGGATGACTGGAAGCGTCACGAAGAAGAATGGGACGAGATCGAGATGATTCTCGGAGTTACTAAACATCTTCCAGAAAATGATAATTGATTTTTTTAAACCCACTGTCGAATGGATCAAAGATGATTGGCTCAGTGATAAATTTCGTTTTTGTCTTGAGGTCCTTGCTTGGGTTATATCTATTGGCTGTTCTATCACTATGGCCGTCACCGTGCCTAATCCTCCTCTTCTCGTCCTGTACCCCGTTTGGATTACAGGTTGTGCTGTATATGCTTGGTGTGCTTATAGTCGTCGTTCCTTTGGTATGTTGGCTAATTATGTCTTGCTTACCACAATCGACACCATCGGACTTGTCCGGATGATAATTAGTTAAATAAACAGTAGATGGTAGGCGAGGCCATAAACCGCACACCGGTATTTGCAAGCCCAAAATTGCATAGGAAAAAATTATGAGTTATGTCGACGCTTTCTACGATCGCGATCAGGATATTATCAGAGTTGTTGAACGAAATGCCAAAGGTGAAAGGCATTTTAAAGATTATCCTGCTCGTCACATATTTTATTACTTAGACCCTAAAGGCAAGTATCAGTCAATCAAGGGCGAGTCTCTCAATCGTGTCACTTGTAAGAATATAAAAGAGCTAAGAAAAGAATTAGCTGTACATTCTGGTAAAAAACTTTACGAAAGTGACATCAATCCAATCTATCGATGTTTAGAGGATAACTATCTAAACATTGATTCTCCAAAACTTAATGTAGCATTCTTCGACATCGAAGTGGACTTTGATCCCGAGAGAGGTTATGCAGCACCCGACGATGCATTCATGCCGATTACTGCTATTGCCGTTCACCTGCAGTGGTTAGATTCTTTGATCTGTCTGGCTATCCCTCCAAAAACACTGAATCTCGACGAAGCTAGACAGCTAGTTAAAGAATTTCCTAATACTATGCTGTTCGAATCCGAAGCGGAAATGTTAGATACATTCCTAGACCTTATTCAAGATGCTGATATTCTCAGCGGTTGGAACAGCGAAGGATTCGATATCCCCTATACAGTCAATCGTGTAATCAAAGCCTTATCAAAAGAGGATACCAGAAGATTCTGTCTTTGGGATCAATATCCCAAAAAACGAGAGTTTGAAAAGTTTGGAAAAACTGCGGTAACCTACGACCTTGTAGGTAGAGTACATATGGACAGTCTCGAAATGTATAGAAAATATACTTATGAAGAAAGACATACCTATCGTTTGGATGCCATCGGGGAGATGGAAATCGGAGAAAACAAAACAGTCTACGAAGGCACATTGGATCAACTATACAACAATGACTTCCGCAAATTCATCGAATATAACAGGCAGGACTGTGCCTTGCTCGATAAATTGGATAAAAAACTCAAATTCATAGATCTGTCTAACAAAATTGCGCACGAAAATACTGTACTAATTCAGACCACAATGGGTGCAGTAGCAGTGACTGAACAAGCCATTATCAACGAGGCTCATCGTCGAGGAATGATTGTTCCTAACAGAATCACTAGAGAACCCGGTAGCGAACCTGCGGCGGGTGCATATGTAGCCGTACCAAAAAAAGGTATCCACGAATGGATCGGATCGTTAGATATTAATAGTCTATATCCTAGCGCAATTCGTGCATTGAACATGGGTCCTGAAACTATCGTAGGACAACTAAGACAGGATGGCACCAAAGATCATATTGCTGCAGAAATGGCTCGGGGGAAATCTTTTGCAGCAGCCTGGGAAGGAATATTTGGTAGTCTAGAGTATACTGCGGTTATGAATCGAGAAGTCGGAAGAGACATTACTATTGACTGGGAATCCGGAGGGTCGGACACGTTAAGTGCTGCTCAGATTCATGATCTAATTTTTGATTCAAATCAACCTTGGATGCTAAGTGCCAATGGTACAATTTTTACCTACGAAATCGAAGGTATCATTCCCGGTTTACTCAAACGTTGGTATAGCGAACGCAAAGACATGCAGGCCAAACTCAAGGAATGTATTCAGGCCGGGAATAAGATCGAAGAAGAATACTGGGACAAGCGTCAGTTGGTCAAGAAGATTAATTTGAACAGTTTGTATGGTGCTATTTTAAATCCCGGCTGTAGGTTTTTTGACAACAGGATAGGTCAATCAACCACTCTCACAGGAAGACAAATCGCCAAACACATGGCATCAAAAGTAAATGAAATTATTACCGGAGAATATGACCACATAGGCAAAGCAGTCATATATGGCGACACAGACTCGTGTTATTTTTCAGCATATACTACGCTGAAGCGAGAAATTGAAAAGGGAGTTTTACCGTGGACCAAAGAATCTGTGATAGAACTTTACGATACTATAGGAGAAGAGGTCAATGGAACATTTGTTAAATTCATGCAAGACGCATTTCACTGCCCAAAAACTCGAGGTGACGTCATCAAAGCAGGTCGCGAGATTGTTGCTTCCAAAGGGTTATTCATCACTAAAAAACGATATGCCGTACTCTACTACGACAAGGAAGGAAAACGTGCCGATATTGATGGTAAGCCGGGAAAAATCAAAGCAATGGGGCTTGACCTCAAGCGTTCAGACACCCCGGTTGTTATCCAAGATTTCTTAAGTGAAGTATTAACTCAAGTACTCAATGGTGCTGAAAAAGAAGATGTATTAGAATATATCACTAATTTCCGAACAGAATTTAAGACTAGACCTGGCTGGGAGAAAGGCAGTCCTAAACGTGCTAACAATATCACAGAATATGCTGCTAAAGAAAAGAAAGCAGGCAAAACCAACATGCCAGGACATGTTAGAGCTAGCCTTAATTGGAATACACTCAAACGCATAATGGACGACAAGTATTCCATGAACATTGTAGACGGAGCCAAAGTCATTGTCTGCAAGATCAAGGAAAACCCTATGGGATTCATCAGCGTTGCATATCCTGTAGACGAACTACGATTACCTCAATGGTTTAAAGATCTACCATTCAACGATGCCGAAATGGAAACTTCGGTCATCGATGAAAAATTAGAAAACCTCATCGGTGTCTTGGAATGGGACATCAGTTCAACGAGGTCAGACAATACATTCGCAAAATTATTTGATTTTGAATGATTTCAGGGTTGATTTACATTCACGATCTAAATATAATCTTAATATACATGGAGACTCTCTAAATGAAAGATATTTTACAAGACATTGTGTCACATACACAGAATCTAGGGTTTTTAACCACAGTTAAAGTCACAGGCACAGAACAAGGCACTACTATTAACTCAATGGCCGATGACCGTTCAGTGATCATGGAAGCTACTACTGCAAATCCTTATCCAGATATGATTGGTGTGTTTGGCATGCCTCAGCTTAATAAGCTCAAATACCTGCTAGATGGTGCAGAATACAAAGAAGATGCAAAGATTAGTATCACCTTTGCCGATCGAAACGGTGAAACAATCCCAGTCGGTATTCATTTCGAAAATAAAGATGGTGACTTCAAAAACGATTATCGTTTTATGAATCAAGAAATCATCAACGAAAAAATGAAAACAGTCAAGTTCCGAGGCGTCAAGTGGGATGTTGAAATCGAACCCAGTGTTGCAGCAGTGCAGCGATTTAACTTCCAAGCAGGAGCTCACAATGAACATCCCACCTTTCTTGCTAAAACCGATTCATCTAATTTGAAGTTTGTTTTCGGTGATGCATCAACACACGCAGGCGAATTTCTGTTTGCACAAAATGTAGTGGGTAAATTAGATCGAGGGTGGACTTGGCCAGTAAATCCAATCTTGAGCATTCTTAAGATTGCCGATGTCAACAACACAAAGATGTCGTTGTCAAATGAAGGTGCCATTCAGATTACTTTAGATAGCGGACTTGCTACTTACAAATATATCATCCCAGCACAAGCGGCCTAATATGAAAGCACCGGTTAACCTAACCCCTTTACAAAAAGACTATGCTGTGTATTTGCCAGCTATTAGTTCTTTTTATTCTACATATATTGCTAAACAACGTCTAGAAGAATTTGTTTCTAAAGAACGAATTCCTGCAGGATTTGATCGCGGCATTGAAGGTATGAACTTTTTAAACCCAGAACAAGGCTATTTTACCTATAAGTATGCGTTGTATTCTGCAGGTCACGCACAACTTGATTTAGAAAAGTCAATGGATCAAGAGTCTATGATTCAGCAACGTGATCGGCCTAATACAATGATCTTAGGCGACTCCGGTGGTTATCAGATTGGTAAAGGTGTTCTTAAGTTCGATTGGTTAAACTTCGAAGGTGCCGAAGCTAATAAAACTCGCAAAAAGATTCTTGAATGGTTAGAATTAACTGCTGACTGGTCAATGATGTTAGACGTTCCTACATGGGCTTGTGATCATATTCATAGTCCAAAGACTGGTTTAAAAACCTTTGAAGACTGCCTAGAAAAGACACGCTTTAATAACGATTATTTCTTACAAAATCGTTTAGGTCAAACTAAGTGGCTTAACGTGCTACAAGGCAGTGACTGGGATACTGCCGAAAAGTGGTATCGTGGCGTTGTAGAGTTTAGCGATCCTAAAGGCAAGTATGCTGGCAAGGAAGCAGAAGGTTGGGCATTTGGTGGTGCTAATATGTGTAAGATGGATATCACTCTTAAACGTTTGATGACCATGCGTGACGAAGAAATGCTTACAGGTAAGAACTGGATTCACTTCTTAGGTACAGCACAATTAGATTGGAGTTGTTACCTAACACAGATTCAGCGTCAGATCCGTAAACACATCAATCCAGAACTCACAATCAGCTTTGATTGTGCAAGCCCGTTCATCGCTACTGCTCACGGACTTGTTTACACAAATGCACAACATACCAACAAGCGTTGGTCAGTGATCATGGATAAGGCTCCGGATAATAAATCTTTGTCAGGACGTTACGACATTCCGTTTCCTTTTGAAAGTGAAATGTCTTCTAGAATGACTATGGGCGACATTGCATATTATAATCACGGTATTCGCAAAACCGATGCAGAACTTGGTAACGTTAAATTTAATCATTTAAATCCAGAACATTATCACGAAGTTCCAAGACTTAACAAATTAGGTAAGATTCCTAACAAGACCAGTTGGGATTCGTTTGCATATGCCTTAATGATGGGTCATAATGTTGAATGCCATATCAAGGCCGTGCAACGTGCTCAACAGTTGATGGACATCGAATGTACTAGATTTAAACCAAACTGGCGTATGAAAGGCATCGAAGGAAAAAAAGAAATCGAATACAGCGATTGGGTCCCTAACAAAATCCTATACTTTTCCACATTTATCGAAGAACTTTTTAATACCAATACTAAAGCAGAAGCGTTCGACATGATTGATTCAGCAAAAGGTTTCTTAAAAAGCCTCGAAGGTGCTCGTCTGCAAGGTGGCCCTGCTGATAATGTTTTTGGCGATTTATTTGAATTTGAAGATCAAAAGCCGAGACTAGGCCCAGACGGATTACCTTTATTTGATCAACAGGACGACGACAAACTTCGCGATTTAGAAACCCAAATTTTTGAGGAGGCTTAATATGTACGAAAATCGGATTGCTCATTTGGAAGAAGCACATCGTAGCTTAGACAAAAGAATCAATACCTTAGAAAAAACAGGTATCTACGAAGATCTAAATTTAGAAGAATTGAAGAAACAGAGGTTGCGTTTAAAGGACGAAATTGCTATACTTAAACGTAAGCAATGGGAACATGATCACGAAACTGTGGATTTCGATGACGATAGATAATTAAGGAAATATCATGCAGCTATGCCGAGAAGAAATTAAAAAAATTCTAGAAATTGTAGAACTGTTCCCCGAAACAGATAATTTCGAGTTGATTCAAGACAACAGTTCGGGCATCGGTAGCGTGACTAAATTGACTATCTATACATCGATCAACGGGCTGTATGGAGAATTCAGTGTCGAAATCTCGGGCGTGGAGAATTGGTAATGAGCAAAGCAAAACACAAACCGTATCAGTGGATCGACGGTGAAACTGCGGATCGTATTACCAGTCTTAACCTAAAAGACTATCGTGCGTATCT